GAGAGCACCTGAAAGACGTATCTTTAAAATAGACGTTGGTAATTTACCTAAAGTAAAAGCTGAACAATATTTAAGAGACGTAATGGCGAGATATAGAAACAAGTTAGTATATGACGCTGGTACAGGTGAGATAAGAGACGACAGAAACTATATGTCAATGTTAGAAGACTTTTGGTTACCAAGTAGAGAAGGTGGTAGAGGAACTGATATTACTACTTTACCAGGTGGTCAAAATCTAGGTGAAATGACAGACGTAGAATATTTTAGAGCAAAACTATATCGTTCTTTAAATGTTCCTGTTAGTAGATTAGAAGCAAGTCAAGGATTTAATCTTGGTAGAGCTAGTGAGATAACTAGAGACGAACTAAAATTTACAAAGTTTGTACAAAGATTAAGAAAGAAATTTACAGAGTTGTTCAATGATATAATGAGAACACAATTGGTGTTAAAAGGTGTCATTGCTGAACAAGACTGGCACATAGTTAAAGACTGTATAATGTATGATTTCATACAGGATGGACACTTTGCTGAACTTAAAAACGCTGAACTTCAAAGAGAAAGATTAGCATTAGCAAACGAAATGAGAGACTATGTTGGTAAGTTTTATTCTGTAAACTTTATAAGAAAAAATATATTGAAACAAAACGACAGAGAAATTGAAGAAATGGATAAACAAATCAAACGAGAAATTGATGATGGTATTATTCAGGATCCAATGGCTCAAGTTACAGAGGAGAAAAAATAATGAGTGAAGAAACAAGAGCGTTTATTGACAAACTTGCGGCAGGCGATAATGCTGGTGCTGGTGATGCGTTTAAAGATGCATTAAGAGTTAAAGTTGGTCAAACATTAGATAATCATAGAAAAGATATGGCTGGTAATATGTTTAATCAAACAGATAATCCCATACCTGAGGCAGAGGCACATAGTGACCCTAAACCAGAAATCGCTGATCCAGGAACATTTGATAGAGATGGAAATGTACTTGATACTACTGGACAAAAAGATGGTAAAGCTGAATTAGATTTATCACAAGACGGAACAGCAGACACAATGGTAGGAGTAGATGTAAATGCAGGTGAGCCAAATAGTTAAACAGAATCTTTTTATAGATTCTAAAACATACAGTAATCTTTCGCCTAATATGAAAGATGCTGTAAAAGATGTTTTTTCGTTTTTTAATGAAGCGAAAGGTAATATTGTGGAAAAATTTGAAAGCGCAATTAAAGAAGTTGCCGCTATACATAATTTAGAAGTTAAACAAATAGAAGATTACTTTGATAAGGAAGTAATAGAAAAATTAGGAGAAAAATAAATGGCACAAACATTCATAGTAAAGGGTAGTGTTGTCACAAATGCATCTGATAATGATTTTGGTAGAGCTGTATTTGTTAGAATAACTGCGACTGGTGATACAACTGCTGTACTTGAAGAATCAAATGGTAGTACGGTGATTGGACAAGTCTATTTAGAAGATGGTGATACAGTTATCATAGAAAAACACCCAGCTGAAAAAATTACTTGCCCAACTTCAAAAGCAAGTGCAATCGGATCACCAAGAAGTTAATGACAATTACTACTACAAAACTAACTGACAATAGTTTTAACATCATAGTTAAAGCAAAAGGTGTTGGTAATGAAGAAGAACAAACTTTAGTTGATGTAGTAAACTCAAATCAAGCGAGCTCGGAACCAAAGGTTTCAATCGCAGATATACATTATGAGATATTGGGTACAGGTAAATGTACAATATTTTTTAAGAATGATATTGAGAAGAAAGTAGAGATAGAAGGTCGTGGAAACTACGGTCTTAAACCTACTGAAGAAAGAATTAAAGATGCAATAGGTGATATATTGTTAACCAGCGATTCTAATGTCACAAGTTATAATGTGGTAATAGAAGCGCAAAAAGAATCAGGATATACAAGTTAATGGCTGACACAGTAACAACACAAACAATAGCAGATACTTCAGGTGTCAAATTTGTAGCAAAACTTACAAATTTTTCCGATGGTACTGGCGAAACTTTAGTTAAGAAAGTAGATGCATCTGAACTTACTTTTATGAGTGAAGATGGAAATAGAACTATTGCAAGAGTATATTACTCTGTAAATGTATCGGATAGTAAATCAGGCGTAGAGTTGATATGGGATGGTACAACTCAATCTACTGCTTTATTCTTATCTGGTAACGGTTTTATGGACTTTAGAACAGACGGTAATAGTATTCCAAACAGCGCTGGAACTCCTAACGGCGATGTTTTACTATCAACTAGAAATTTTGCCAACGGTGATAATTATACAATTATTGTTGAGTTTAGATAAAAAATTGTATAAATATATAACGTAAGAGAGAGAATTTATGAAACTAATTTCCGAAGAAATAAACAACGCCGAATATATCGTTGAAGAAAAAAACAACGGTAAAAAAGATTACAAAATCAGAGGTATTTTTTTACAGAGTGATATAAAAAATAGAAATGGACGAGTGTACCCTAAAGAGGTACTAATGAAAGAAGTAAAAAGATATAATACAGAGTTTATCAATAAAAAAAGAGCATTTGGTGAGTTAGGGCATCCTGACGGACCAACTGTTAACCTAGAAAGAGTTTCACATATGATTACGAAACTCTATCCAGAAGATAGAAATTTTATTGGTGAAGCAAAAATAATGAACACACCTTATGGTAAGATTGTAAAAGGTCTTATTGACGAAGGCGCTCAACTTGGAGTGTCTAGTAGAGGTATGGGTTCGTTAGTCCAACGTGGTGGTTTCAACTATGTAAAAGATGATTTTTACCTAGCGACCGCTGCCGACATTGTCGCTGATCCGTCAGCCCCTGACGCTTTCGTAGAAGGTATCATGGAAGGTAAAGAATGGGTTTGGGATAATGGTGTCTTAATAGAGAAAGATGTTGAGGCATGGAAAATGGAGATTTATAAGGCGAGAAAAAAGGAATTAGAAGAAAAGAAAGTAAATGTCTTCAAAAACTTCCTTGAAAAGCTATAATCTTATAAATATCCTATAACAAACAAAAAATAAACGTTTATTTTTATAAGGGAGATTTCAATGGCCGAAACTAAAAACATTGAGGCAATGGAAAAGGAAATTAGCGAAGCGAGTGCAAACCCGCAAGCTGATGCTCCGAAAAAAGGCGCTGTAGCGGCTGAACCTACGCATTTAAAAAATGATGCGGAAGATTTAGGTGCGGCTGTTGTTAAACCAACAGACAGCAATCCTGACGCTTCAAAGAAAATCAATCAAGTTTCTGGTGACGCTCAACAAAAATCACAAGGTGCTGCTGATGCAATGCCTAAGTTGAAAGAGGGTTCTAAAGAAACTGAAGCTCCTGAAGATAAAGAAGAAAAATCAGAAATGGCAAATATGAACGCTGAAAAAAAGAAAAAAGATGAAATGATGAAGATGAAAGCTTCTTATAAAAAAGAAGAATCTGAATTAGACATCAAAGCTGACGTAGATGCACTTATTGGTGACGCTGACTTATCTGAAGAGTTTAAACAGAAAGCTGCGACAATCTTTGAAACTGCGATTAAAGCAAAAGTCAAAGAAGAATCTCAAAGATTACAAGGCGAGTACGAAACTAAATTAGCAGAAGATACTGAAACTCACAAAGCTGAGCTTGTTGAAAAAGTAGACTCATACCTAAACTACGTTGTTGAGGAATGGATGCAAGAAAACAAGATCGCTATTGAGAGAGGTATTAAGGGCGAAATTGCTGAGGACTTTATTGGTGGTTTGAAAAAACTATTTGAAGATCACTACATAGATGTCCCAGATGAAAAATATAATGTGCTAGAAGATCAAGCTTCTAAAATTGAAGACCTTGAGAAAAAACTTAACGAAGAAATTGAAAAGAATGTTGAACTAAACAAAAACAACGGTGAGTTAAAAAGAGTAGAAATAGCGAAAGCTGTATCTGAAGATTTAACTGATGTTGAAAAAGAGAAGTTTAACAAACTTGCAGAGGAAGTTGAGTATTCAAACGAGGAAGACTTCACATCTAAAGTTAAGACAATTAAAGAGTCTTACTTTGGTAAAAAAGAAGAAGCTAAATCTACTGATATAGATGATGTGGCGGCAAGCGATGGCTCTGCGCAAGATCCTGCAGAGTTGACAAACAGCATGGCTGCTTATAGCGCCGCTATAAGTAAAACAAAAGACATTAAATTGTCAAAATAATAATATAGAGGGAGAAAAATACAATGTATTTATCTGAAACTTACGAAAAGAAATGGCAGCCAGTCCTAGAGCACCCTGATTTACCAAAAATCGGAGACTCTTACAGACGTGCCGTTACAGCTACTATCTTGGAAAACCAAGAAAGAGCACAAAAAGAAGACAATGCTTTCTTAAACGAAGCAGCGCCTACTAACAATACTGGTGGAACATCAAATTGGGATCCAATTTTAATTTCACTTGTTAGAAGAGCAATGCCTAATTTGATTGCTTATGACATTGCGGGTGTACAACCTATGACTGGTCCAACTGGACTGATCTTCGCAATGAGAAGTAGATATACTTCAGCTACAGGTAACGAAGCGTTATTTGATGAAGCAGATACAGAGTTTTCAAGCAGAAATGCTGCGGGAACTTCAACTGCTGGTCAAACACCTGACGCTGCTCAAGCTGGTTCAAACCCTGCGATCTTAAACGACTCACCAGTTGGTGCGTACAACAGATTCGAAGGTATGACAACTGGCGTTGCTGAAGCATTAGGAGACTCTTCAAACAACGCATTTGCTGAAATGGCTTTCTCAATTGAGAAAACTACAGTAACTGCTAGATCAAGAGCTCTTAAAGCAGAATACACTATGGAACTTGCTCAAGACTTAAAAGCAATCCACGGTTTAGATGCTGAGACTGAATTAGCAAACATTTTATCTGCTGAGATCCTTGCGGAAATCAACAGAGAAGTTGTTAGATCAGTTTACATCAATGCTGAAAAAGGTGCATCTGCTAACACAGGTACAGTAAACACTACTACAGAGGGTATCTTTGATTTAGATACTGACTCAAACGGAAGATGGTCAGTTGAAAGATTCAAAGGTCTTATGTTCCAAGTAGAAAGAGAAGCTAACGTTATCGCACAGAGAACAAGAAGAGGAAAAGGTAACATGATTATCTGTTCTTCAGATGTTGCCTCTGCGTTACAAATGGCTGGTGTACTTGACTATGCTCCTGCATTAAACAATAACCTAAACGTTGACGACACAGGCAACACTTTTGCTGGTGTATTAAACGGTAGATTTAAAGTGTACATTGACCCGTACTCAGCAAACAACACAGCGAAGCATTACTTCGTAGTTGGTTACAAAGGTACTTCACCTTATGACGCTGGTATGTTCTATTGTCCATATGTACCTCTACAAATGGTTAGAGCAGTTGGACAAGATACGTTCCAACCAAAAATCGGTTTCAAAACTAGATATGGCTTAATTGCTAACCCGTTCGCAGAAACAGGTGCAGCATCAGGCGCAGTATCAGGTGTAACTGATTCAGGTTCAGCTAACTCAAACAGATACTACAGACGTGTTCAAGTTGCGAACATTATGTAATATTTGGAGTTAACCAAATTAAAAAAGGCGATCTTTATGGTCGCCTTTTTTGTTTCTACTAAATACTAACATGAAAGACGTACTTAAACAATATCTTTGGATTTTTTCAATCACTGCTGGCATACTAACAGTGACATTATTATTAGTGCCTGAAAAGAAAAATAGACTAGAATTTATTGAAGAAGAAATACAAAAAGTACAAGAACATAAAAAGATACTTACAGATAAAGAAAAAGAATTAGAAAAACTTGCCACTGAAAAGGAGTGGGAA